AAACGTGCTATCAGTAGAAGTGCCAGCAATGTTAGTAGCAGATTTACCGCCAAACGTCTCGGCAGTCGGTACGCCTGAAAATCCAGTGTGCGCAGCTGTGTTGCCAGTGCTTCCTGGTGTTATTCCTGCGCCTGAGTTTATGGAGGTGATTGTTTGAGATGGAGGTATCAGTTCTAGCGCTAGATATGATATTGCTGAGTCATTAGCTGTAGTTACCCCGTCCCCTCTACCAACATAAACAATAAATTCAGTTGTTGAGAAATCAAGCTCAATGGGAGCGTTGTTCGCGGGCCATGCCGCAACAGTCCGATTTACCCCTGTTGCATCAATAAAGTTAGCGGAACCAGTTGCAACGCCAGCGGCCACAACTTGCTTGAGTGTTGCGCCGTCATAAATATCTACCCAGTTTGTCTTACTAGCGCCTGAAGCACCAGCATCACCACACGCTAACCACACTCGATACCGCCCGGCAGAGGGTAATGTAATTGTGAATTTAAGTTTTAGTCTATTCACGCACTGAAAAACACCAGCAAGCCGGGCATCGACATCGAGTCGTCTATCCCGAGATTGGCCCTCAACCTCACCATTCGCCATTATAGGGGCTGGGCCGTTCGCGTAACCAACGGTGTAATTTACTGCGTTAATTGTTTTAACGGTGGGCCATCTTGTCGTCGGGGTGGCTGTAACCGCTGCGTTATTTGCAGGATTTGATGTGTACGCCTCTGTTGCTCTAAAACAAAAACCGAATAGTGACATTATTCCTCGACCCCGCTGGAAATTGTGTATTCCAAAACTTCATTACCGCACGCGTAGCCATCGTACAGCTCTGGATTTGTAGTTACATCTTGAAACGTTCGCATGTCGTTAGTGCCAGCCATCGAACTCATGCCATTAAATTTAAATTCTGGTGGACAAGCCAGCCAGCCATCGACTCCAGAATTTACACCAGACCCGTCATACATTATTTGATCATTAATTAAAAATCTAATTAAATGGTGACCTAGTCCTGCAGGGTTATATTTTATTTGCATTTTAATTTCACGAGTAACGCCGTCAGAAGCAAACGGAACTATTGGGCAATATAATTTTATATAGTTTGCAGGAGTTACGCCGTCCGTATTTTTCCACCCATAATCCCTGCTCGTCCATCCACCACTAGTGCCTTGAGACCAAGTGCCGCCTGAACCTACACCATTTGCCGCAGTCAAATGTATACCGTGCTCATCGGGGCGATATAGAACCGCGAAATACATCGCATATGTGCCAACTGTAGCATCCTGAATATAAACCTTACCTGCGATTTTTGGGTATGCCATATCGGCCTGCTCGGGGATTGCGTCCCAAAAACATTTATCATATCTAGTTTTTTGCGTATACGTGACTGATGTGTCATTCGCCCCAGTGTGAAATGTTGCAGCCGCAAATCTAGGCACCTGTATGCCCCCGCGAAGCTTGCCGCTTATCGGGTCTGGCGTAGTGCCATGCTTATTGCTGAGATTGTTTCGCATGACCCGCTTGCCATCTAATGCTGTAACAATTGCACAGTAGTCTTCATTACCCGTTTGCTGCAGAATCCAAGGCTTATCAGCGAGCGAGCCAGTCTGAAAATCTTCTTTTTTTAGTAGCGTAAGCCCCTGAAGCTGAGGAATATAGTTAGGATCAAGCAACCCCGTGCTAGGGTTTACGCTCAAATTTGCTAGAAGTACGTCAGTGCCTGCCATTATTTGCCACCATAATATTTTAATAGTTCGCCAGTTTTAAGCATTTCAGCGTTTCTAGCCCACCGCTGTGGCGCCTGCCTTGCTGCCACACTATCTAGGCACTCGCGCGCGGCTGAATGATAATCTTTGAATGATAGAGCCTTAAGCATATTGTGGAATTTTAACAGGCCATATTTTCCAACTTGATACGAGATAGAGAGCATCACTGCGCGGCGCACATCATTTGCATTTGAATAGGCCGCCTCGATTTTATCGTGGCGCTGCATCCAGTCGAGAATATCATTTATCTCGAAAGCTAATTTTTTCTCGCCCTCTTCCGGCGTCATTGTTATATTTGGCAGTGGGTCGCCTTTTTCACCAACCTTAAAGCCCCAGCCTATTGTTGGGTATCCCTCGGTGCAGCGATATGGCTTGGTGCTGAATCGGTTAGACTCTTCGTCGCTTTTAATTATAGTTTTGCATGTATCAATTAAATTCATTGCTCGCCCCTGTTCTTTTGCATTGAGTCGTACAGCTTATAGAGCAGTCCCGCCATCGTGGCTATCAGTCCGCTAAGCGCAACATAGACGGCTGAGCTTGAATCACATGTCATGCTTAGCAAATTCTCAGACAATCGATATGTGATAACGCAAAGAAACGCGACAACCATAAGAGGTGCCGCGTTCCATTTGATTAAGCCAAGACGGATTGATTCAATCATTTGCGCACCTTCCCACACAGCCAAATAATGCCCTTAGCTATCAGAATAATGAACTGCAAAATAATATAAGCGCTGCCGATGTAGGTAGCTGCAGAGGCGGCGCTAACGGGGTGCTGAAATATCTCAGCGACGGGGATTTCTGAGAGAGTTTTAAGGTGAGATTCGGACGACTCTTGCGCAATCTTTCCGGCACCAGCCACACCAGCAGCCACGGCAATATTAACAAGTTTGTTATTTATCGCCTGTGTTACTGGATCGATTAATTCGCTTATTTTTCCTAGCATTGCGGATTCTCCACGCGATAATTACGAGGCAATGCGATACCGCATAGATTCCATATGCTGCGACTAGATAGCTGTAAAATGTTAGCTCGCCCAATGGCTGCCCCATGCATGCTGATCGTGATTATCAATAGCTCAAGTATAAACGCCGCGTTCATTATTTGGGCATGAATGGCGCCTATAGGTAGCGGAACTAAAAATAATGTCACGTTAAACAACATGCAAAGCGCCTCAATTAGTATAATCGGGATAACCAACGATTCTTGCACTATTTTATTACACGATATTACAAACAATTGCTGTAGTAATATTGCGGTTAAAAGCTGGTCTGCATTAGGTTCGAATAAGGAAAGAGACCAAGGCCAGTAATACAATGCCAGCACAATAACGAACATGTAAAACTGACTTGGTATTCTCTTCACTTACTGGCTCCAACATTATTGACTGCATTAAAAGACTACATGTACGGCATCCGATTCTTGGTGGCATTTTTAAACCTTCTTTACTAGTTGATTGTTTTTAATCGTGTAGTCATTTGCCAGTGATGCAGCTAATTTTTCATTATATGACATAGGGATACCTGAATCCAATTTGAGTATTGTCTGGTTAAAGTCATCAATTATTAGCTTTGCCATAAATTCATGCTCAAAATCCTGTTTTTGGTCATTCCAAATTAGTTGCCGCTCATCAATCTTTTCCCACACGCCAGTTGATACTTTCTTAAGCAGCACAGGATAAACAATATCAGGGTAAGCGACTGTGTCATAATCCATTAAGGCTATGCACAACTCAAAGCCGAAAACGGTAAATCTAAACTGCGGGAATCTTGAATCTGATGGAAGCATAATTTAATCCTCTAAAGTGGTACGCCTAAAGCGATTATATCGGCGCGCGGTTGAGATAAAAGGCCCAACAAAACCTGCAGCGCAAGGGCGCTTGCAACGTCTGGTGATGCTACACTAATGCCTGGCGGGTTTGTTGATCTGTTGAACATGAAAATAACATCACGCAATAAATCTCGGTAAGTTGCATCCTCACGATCCACTGCAATTGCGTTATCGTCAATAATAACGCCACCGGACAAAAAGCTAAAGTTGTTCGACATATCATTAATATACGCCTCGGCTTTTGTGTATAGCGTGCGCTCTTCTTTCTCAAAAAGTTTTATCCATTCCTGCTGAGTAATTCCGCTCGTTTTGTGCGTAGCTGCGGGGGGAGGGGATACCCAAGTCACAGACTCGCCGCCAGATTCGTTAATCTCAGTTACGTAGCTCATTTTATGATTCTCTGTTGTAGATCCACTGGATTAGAAATTTATCAGTTTCTGTTACGCTTGACGCCACCTCGACCTTTAGAGATGTAGTCGAGACAATATCAGGGGATACGTTAAAAAATCCTGACGTTTCTGGACGAGCCTTCCCTGCCAAGCATACGCCAGTCGCCCCGAGTGCTGCGCTTGCGCTTGTGAAGTCATATACAGAAACGCCGTCGACAGTTACAACAACTCTAAGCGTTCTTGCTGTCGCGTCTGTTGTGCGAATTGATAAGTAAGGCATTCTACACCCTACGCTAGGCTCGTCCAGAAACGTCTTTAGCGTTCCCGCAGTCATTGCCCCGCTAAGGGTTTGCACTGCTGCGCTTTCGGTATCGATGGTTGTACGCGTGTACCCAGCAACCGAGAACGCATTTTTAATTGAAGTGGTTCTGCGCGTACCTCCTGCAGAGGGGAACATTGAACTTCTTGCTATTCTAGCCATTCTTTACGCGCTCCACTGATTAGTGCCGTTTGAATATAAAATTATTGAATCATCCCAAAGCACATCGATATTTATGCCTGTGGCTGTGCCACCGAGATACGCGATAGTATCGGCGCCCGCGCAATCAAATGCAGGTGTTAAGTTTCTCGCCGTGTCTGATTTTGTGATAATGATTAACGTGTTGACTGGTACGCTATTCGCAAGCGGAAGGGTGTAGGTTCCCGCATCTTTCAGCACGTTACACCATTCTGCAAGCAATGCACCGCCGCCAGTAAGTGGGCGGACTTTTATTACCTGCGGGTTAGACTCAAGATTAACTCTGAATTCTGGCTTCCACCAAGTCTCTGAAGTGTCGGTGCTTGGCAGATTGTTTAGGTTTCCTGCTTGCTTTGAGATGTATCGTTTTTCGCCCTCGAAAATATAAACGCCGCTCGCGTAGGTCGTGGCGTTATTCCATGCGTATCCGGCTTTAACCAGCTTCCACCATGCGCTATTACTGGATGGTGTGTTGCCAGCGTTGTTACTCTGCAATGACTCATAGAATGCGCCATCGGTGTATTGAATTCGGTCGTATAGTGAGTAAGTGCTGAGTGAATTGTAAGAAAATGTAATGCGAACCTCGCGCCAATAAGCTGGGCTTATCGATGGCTCTTGATTTAAGCTTGGGGCAAGAATGCTAACGTAATACAGGCCGTTTGACGCAGAAACAATATCACCAACTTGGTAGCTAGTGATTGCACTCCAGTCATCAAACTGACCTTGAATCTCTTCGCCGCCTACATCATCCACAGGCCATCCCGTTTGCGTTACACCTGCCGAACTTTTAAGCTCTACTCGATAGGTTCCATCAAGGAAAATTGGAGAAAAAACGCCAGCGGAAGATGCCACAATAGGGCTTGTATGTGGCGTGGTTAGCGCAATATCCTGATACACCACTTTTGGCGTGCTCGTGCCATTCTCGTAGAAATAAAGCAGCGCACCTGGCAGCGTTTTAAGCGTGTCGGTGGTGTACTTTATTACCGGGTTTGTGAACCTTTGTGTCATTTTTCCGACGCCTCTTTAATTTTTTTGCTAATCTGCTTATTTAGAAGTTTTCGTATTGATTCGTATGACTTCTGATCGTTGACCCCAGTTGCTTTATTGTACAGGTATTTGCTCCCGCCATATATAGCTTCCCCCAATCCTGGCGCTGATCCACTAGCTCCGCGCTGAGCCACCTTCTCCATTTCACCTGCCAATGAAGTCTCAGCAGCAATGCCAAACTTTCTGTCAATTGTATCCGCGAATTTAACAAGCGCTGTAATATCGCCTGCCCCTTCGGCGCCATATGTTACGGCTACATTATCAAGCTCCAGCGCAGCGGCTTTTACCCTTTCCGCGGATTGCGCATTGCTCAATACTCTACGCATTAGCTTTCCTGTTGACTGGGCCGCTCCATCGCCATATAAATCCACTTTCTTGCCAACCAAGTCCTGCATACTGTCAATTGCCACTTTGGTCTGACGGTAGGTGTCGTTTGCCTCTCTGTATGCCGGGTATTTTTCATCAAGAAGCCCATCAAGTTCGCTTCTGAGACCCTTGATTACGCGCTGCACACTCCCTTTCATCCCGCCAATTGGCGCACCATAACTAACCTGGCTATCTATGTACTTTTTTAGCCTATGCACATCGTATGCGCTTGGGTTTTGCGTGTCAGACATTCTTGTCGCTAGGTTTTTAATGACCTGCTGTGCGGCTTTAAATTCTGGCGTCGACCCCTCAATATCAGACCCTTTAAATTTTATCCTTACCCCTTCGCTGGTCTGAGTGATTGAAACACCTATATCGTTTTCTATTTTTGATAAAAAATTGCTTACTGGCGCAGACACATCGACAGCTTCATTTTTTAGCAAATTAGCCTGCTTATCAATGTTTGCTCCAGCCTCACGATTAACGCGCTTTATGTGCGCAATTTGTGATGAAATAGCATCCCCAAGCTCTGAGATTGGGCGATTATTAGCCTTAAATGTATCATCTTTCTTGCCTTTTTCAGAAACATCAATCATCGCTCTAGCTATTCTTGCCGTGCGATCATCGAAGTTTTTTATAGACTGCACTGTGCCATCCTCCCAGCCCTGCTTTAGCGCCGCTTTTGCAGCGTCATCTGAAACAACCCTGAACGCCTCTGGCGGGAGCTGCCCATCTGCATTTTTTAGCTTTGGATCGGAAACTTTTAGCTCATAAGGTGCCAGCTCATTTTCTGTGCTTCCCGCTCTAATTCTCTCAATCACATCAAGTTTTGACTTTGACATTTTTGGGCTTAATAGTTCAGCCTCTGACGCAATAGCCTGCTTTGCTATCGGCGCCGCCATCTTCAGTTGCTTTGCTGCCAACCCAAGCTCTTGAGTAAGTGGAGTAGCGCCCGCAAACTGTTCTGCAATATTGCCAACAGCCTGTGTAATTTCTTGCCCTGATTGAGTTCTTGGGGCATAGGTGAGCGCACCTGCCGACTTTGCTGCAATATCTCCCGCCTGCTTAGCCCCTGCTGGAGTTCCAAAGGTGTTGTCCGCAATTGACTTTCCTATTCCATAAACAGAGCCGCCAATCATGCCGAGTGTGCCGCCCGTGGCCCCAGTAAGCGCCGCAAGCCCAGCTTCACCAGCACCAATAGCCTGAGCTGCTATCCCTTGCTGAGGCACAGGATTTGAGTAGCTTGGGTTTGTTGATTCATTGAAAATAGGAACATCGCTATATACGGCTTCTTTTTGCGGCTGCTCTTGTGGTGCCTGCGGTGCATCATCATACTCACCTGCGCGTATAGCAGCAGAAAACCTACTAGCTGCCGCCGTATCGCCTGCGTTGTGCGCGTTGCGTAGCGCCTGCTCTAACCGCTCTCTTGTCGCCATTAGTATTTACCCAATAAGTCTTCGATGGACGGCTCGCCAGTCTGTGTGCTTCCTGTTATTCCGGTGGTCATAGCTCCTTGACCTGACCCGCCTTGATTTAATTTTGCCTTTACTATGGAGTCAATATTTGAAATTTTTGATGATCTCGCCTCTGGCGTATCCTTTCTTGTTGGAAGCATATTCATCAAAAGCTCTTGGTCTTTATCAGTAAATGTACCCTCACCAGAATTTCTAAATAGTGATTTAAGCAATGGAGCCATTGCCGCAATACTTCCCTCGGCTATCTGCTGCCCAGTTGTTACGGCAGGCATACGACCAACCACGGGGCCAGTAGAAGTACCCTCTAGGCCGCTAGTTAACCCGCTCATTCCAGTTTGGTACATATCCATAACAATTGCATTTTGTGCTTGCGCTGTGCGCTTATCTCCAAGCTCTTTGATACGCATTTCTGCATCTTTAACGGCAGATTTTAGCTGTGGGAGCTTTTCAAGCTGTACATCAAGTTTTGCCGTTTCTTTTGAGCTAGCTTTTACACCTTCGATTGTTCCCTGAGACGCCGCCACCTGATCCGTTAAGCCCTGCGTTGCCGTGGTTATTGCGCCTGAACCAACAGCTCTAGGATCTAAGCCTAATGAAATTCGTTTTGCTTTTTCTATGTCGTTCTTGCTGAGGCCTTCCGTCATAGAGTTGAATTCTTTTTGGCCTGCAGTTTGATTTTTAACGCTCAGCTGATCTATAGCGCGATGCATAACAAATAGCGATGTCATAGCCTGCTGCGGGTCTGCATCCATTGCACCAACCCACTCTTCAAGCTTTTTAGTGTCTTGCCCTTGCTCTTTACGCTGTGCGATTAATTGCTGTGCATGTTGATACGCGGATCCATCGCCAGACTGAGCCAGTGTATAAAGTTGGTTCACATCACTTGTAAATTGATTGAATCGCTCGCCGTCATTAAGCGGAATGCCCAGAACCTTAGCTGTGAGCGCGAACTTTTCAGGATCATTGGTTGCTAGCGTATGGAATCCCGTTCCCTGCTGAAGATTAGGCAGCGCCTTTGCAATCTCTCGACCCATTTCAATGCGAGCCAATGCTTTTTGCTGGTCTTCAATCCGCTTTTGGCGAATATCTAGCGCCTGCGGAATGTTTGCCAATTGAGGGTTTGCTATCTGATCTAAAATGCCCATTATTTCATTGCTCCAAGTAAGCCCGAAGAGGTGGCCATGCCTAGCCCGCCCTGTATGGCATTTGACACCCCCATAGTGCCAGCCGCCTTAGCTGCGCCAATATCAGAATTAGCCTGAAGCACACCGGACGCCTGACCTGTTGATATATTTGCGAGCATCGCCGCTAACTGCTGAGAGTCTATTTTGTCCTGCATGCCAGACTGATAGATCATATCGGTGACTGCCGAAATATCTTTGCTCATTGCCTCGCTAACAGCAACACCGCTTTGACTTAGTGAGTTAGCAATATTTGCCGCCGCTTGATTGGCGTTGTTAGCAATAGCCTGTCCAGCCTGTGCGCGCCCTGCTGCTAATTGCTGCGCGGTGCCAGTCTGTAGCCCTGCGGTATTTAATCCGTTGGCCTGCGCTAATTGCGCTAACTGTGAATAAGCATCAGATTTAATTTGTGCGTTCTGTGAATTTCTCTGCGCGTCAAGCTGTGCGTTAAGCTGCGCATTAGATGTGTCTCCTTGGAATTGCTGGCCAAGCATACTGGCCTCTATTCCGCGATTCTGCGCGTTTTGATCTGCCTGCAACTGAGCCTGAGCTATGTTTTTTTGAGATTCAGTTTGATATTGCTGTCCAGCTAATTGCGTTTGTCCAGCCAGTTGCTGACTGTAAATATTGGCTTCATTGCCCATGCGCTGCGCTTCGAGATTGCCCAGCATTGAGCCTTGCTGCCCCAGCAACCCAGCTTGCTGGCTTGCTGCGTTCAATCCGGCATTTGTCACTTGTGACATGTTATTGAATTGATTTTGGTAGTCCTGTGATGCTATCCCAGAGGCGTTACGCTGCAATTCCTGAAGCACGTTTCCACCAAGCAGTCCACCTCGGGCCGCCGCGCTCCTCTCAGTGGCTTTCTGCATTTGATCCATTTGGTATTGCATTGCGGGCGAGCTTTGATACTGCGCATATGCCTCTTGCTGTGCCTGCTGACCATTAGCGCCTGTCAAGTCTGCCTGAAGCTTTGCCGCACCACCGCCCTGACTTGCATACGGGCCTAATCCTGAAACGCCCTGGTTAAATTGAGCGCTTCCAACACTGTTATTAACTCCCTGCGTGTAGGCTGTAGTTAACCCTGCAGGGGCATTAAGTTGTGCACCAAGAATATTTGGGGTTGCCTGTGGTTGTGACATTTGACCCATTGTTGCGCTTGCTATTTGTGCTGGCGCCACCACTTGATTTCCTGCGGCTTGGTTAAGGTATCCAGTTGCCGCCGTATTGCCTGCGGCCATAGATCCCATTGCGGCGGCTTGCCCGCCAAGTAGAGCCTGCTCTGACCCGATAAGACCAGTTTGCGGCACCTGTGGATTAACAACATTACTAATGCTTGAAGTTGCTGGCTGTGCTATTTGCTGAGCGGCTGGCTGTACCGCTGTATTGACAGGTCCAGCCTGAGCCATTATTTGTGGTGCTTGACCTAAAATAGCCATTTGTTACTCCTAAAATCGACCTAGCACAGCATTAATGCCAGCGTTTTTTATGGCGCCCATTTCTGTTGCATACTTACCATTATTGAATTGCTGAGGGGCCTGCTGTGCCGGGCCAGAAACTGGCGCAACATCACCCTGCATTGACTGCATGGCGGGAAGCTGTGCGGCCCCTAAATAATTCTGCGGCGCTTGTATTGGTTCTTGATTGGTAAAACCCATGTCAACAGGCAGGCCCAGTATCGCGTTGTTTGCCTGCTGCGCACCCTGCCCTAATACATTCTGAGCCTGTGTGTAGCCTTGCTGCATCGGGGCTATACGTTCTGGCGCTGCAGTTTTGTAGAAGTTGAAGGCCGCTTCCATGCCATTGCGCCCTTGCTGCTGCCCAATCTGAAACAATCGAGTAACATCACTGCGGGCCTGTTTTGCTAGCTCTGCTGAAGCATCAAGGCCTTTTTGAGTGCCTGCTGCTTGCTGTTTTGCAGCCTTGCTTGAAGATATTGCACCTATGGCCGTAACACCCACTACTGCAGCCGCTAATGGCATACGTCACCTCTATTTATTCCAAGTACATGTTGACCAATTAATTTTCCATTCTTGATGAACGAATTAGCTAAGAATCCCTCGACACTTAAACCACTTTTTATTGCCAAATTTAGCGCTTTTTTGTTAGTTTCTGGCACAAAAGTAATCACTTTTAGGAATCCTGTGTTGCTAAATATCCAATCTAATACCTCTGCTGTGTAGATAAGAGTTTTACCCCATGCGGTAGGCAGCATGGTTGTGTGAATCTCGCAGCAAATAGAATTTATTGCGCTTATTGCAAAAAATCCGACTCTATCCCCGTTGTCGGATGCCTCAAGGTAAAGCAGCGATTCAGGCGGCATGAAGTCTCCAGGCTTGCCAGAGTTGTCATCGCTCACATGCGGCCATACCTTCTCATTTGCCACTACGCTTTTAATGAATTCCATATCTGCCGTTTGCGTGATCATTACACCCACCCTAAAGTGGTATCGCCACCAATGTCATCAACGCGCTTAATATACTTTTGGCCTGTGTCGTCATCCATGTATTCCCTGAATTTTCTAGCGCTCACCACGCCATCGGGGGAGCCTGTGCCGCTTAAAAATGACAACTTAGCCACATCCTCCGCGAACAATTGCAAAACCTGAAGGGGCTTGCCGTCTTGATCGACTACGGGAATATTTCTTGTAAGTGGTCTAAGTGCCAAGCTCTGCCTCCAGTTTTACGAATACAATTTTGATTGGCTCGCTTATGTCAAAACGGAAACAAGCAGAGCGCGGGAATCTACCAAGTGCAGGCCATGAAATTGGGTAACGATACTCACCTATAAGGCCCATCATGCGGGATATTTCTGGGGAGTATGTGCGACCGCCATCATAGGAAACTGACAAACGCACAACTGGCGCGCTGCCTTGACCTGAGATTGGGACTGTGCCGGATTCGGCGACTAGCTCTAGCTGGTAGACTGAGAACGGCTTGCCGCCATTGTCAATCGGGGGAGTTGTTACGTAGCGCCGGATTTCTTCGCCATATTCATAAAATATGTTATCCGACAATAGCCCTATCTTACCACTTAATTCGTCGCCCACCAATAGCACTGAATAGGCGTCCACAATAGAAGTAACGCGCCACGGTTGAGGCTGAAAGAATCTATCTAGCGACTCTCTGCGGTGCCAAAGCCCTGTTGTTACGTCATAGATGATAGTGGTCACACCTGGCACGGTAAACGCCACAAACACATGACCGCGCTCACTCCAGCGCATGGCATATGAGTTTCGCACAGCCTCAATACCGCCGGAATAAATTAGGGTGTCGATTGCAGGTGTCGATAGTTTTTGCGGTAAGCCGCCATTTGTTGAATAGATTGCTGGGCGCTCATTCTCGCCCGATCCAATCCATATTAATTGCCCTGCCACCTCAAGCAATGACTCAGCAGACAGGCAGCCTTTTTGCTGAATGCCTGAGGATATTCTCTCGAACGGAAACCCAGCTCCGCCAATGTTTTGGTATGGCTCAACGGTTTTTTGTCCAAAAACATACAGCAGTCCGTTAAGCGGGGAGATTGCGGTAATGTTATCAGGGTCTGACTCTGCACTTGCAAAGTCCAGCGCGTTATAAGAAAGGCCATCGCGCAAGTCGGAGATAAACCACTTGTTGCTGTTTAATTTTGGGAATATAAAGTATCCGTCTTTGAACGATACTTCGGCCACAGGCCCATCAAAATCGGAATCACTAACTTGAACCAGCCCGCCCGCCACGGTGTAAATCCATGCGTTAAACTGATTCGAGTAATCAGGGGCAACAATACAAAGCTGATCGCCATTCTGCGACATTGAAACTAGCGCGGTGCCGTCTATCGTTTCCGAGCCACTCACGTCGTTGGCGGTATAGGTGCGAACACCAAAGGCATTCTCAGTAAATGTGACGTTAAATAATTTATCACCACAAACGAAATACGGAATGCCGCCCATCTCTAGGCCGCCGCGGTTAAACGCATTGGTAGCACTGAATGCGACCTGATCCACGCCAGAAACGCCAATCACCGCGCCATCGGTAACGGTTTGCGACTCAGGAATATGAGGATATAGATTGCAGCAATCCCTAGCTGATATGGCTAGGGATTCGTCTTTGTAGTAACCAAGTGCGATTGATAAATTGGTGCGCGGCATTAGTATTTCCCTGGGTACATTTGGAAGCTAGAGAATTCACTGTCTATGCCTATTGCGTCCTCCAAGTATCTCGCTGCCTGCTGCATAATCATGGCTTGCTTATTGGGGTCTATCGAGTAGATAAGCCCCAAATGCTCGGCAACCAAATACTTTAGAGGCAGAAACCATTCCGCAGGAATTTGGATGTTTTCGCTTGCGTCTTCAGGAATATATTGTGGCTTGATGAATGTGAATCGCAGCACCCTTGTGCAGTTATCCGCAATGGGCCACAGGTTTAATTTTCCGATTGACAGGTCGCGCATGTAGTACCAACTGTTGACCGATCCTGTAGATGTTTTTGATGGTTGGTTGTAATACTCATCGCGTGAAATTTGTCGCGTAGGTATTTCATCGAATGTGGCGCCGTCCGAATATCGTGCGCTTAAAATTCTAACAGGCTGGTCGATTTTGTTGGTGTATGCGTAGACTGAAGCGGATGAATTGACAGTAGCGGTTAGTGCATCGACTATCTCAAGCTCTGCGCCCGTGGTGATAGACGCAACGGTAGACCATTGACGCGATCCGGTGCTTAACTCAATACCAATAAAATCACCGACATTAACACCAGCGGTATCCATCGCAATGGTCGTGCCAGATGCTATGTCAGCGGTGGCAGTCGTATAAACGTAATCGGTGAAGCAGTGAGCGCCAGACAGTCCGATCTGGTATTGCTGCTGGTTTGGATTAAGCGGCAGCACTGCCTCGGTGTTTGACCAAACGTGTATTTGTTTTGTCTGCAGGCTTGAGAGTACGTCATTAAGCGCAGTCACACCCTGAGCGTAATCGCTGGGCTGCACAGGCATTGAAATACCCGTAATTGTCGCAGTTCTGAGCGCGTCACGAATTAAATCACCTGCAGTCTTTTCGTATACGCCTGTGCTCATATCATTTGGTCTTCTGCTAGAGGTGGGTCTTGGGCTGGCTGTGTTGCCTGCTCGTTTCGCACGTCTTCGACTCGGGTGTCGTCAGCGGGTACGAATATAAAATCTTGTGGTTGGCGCGGCTCCCATAGATCTGCTCGAACTATGAGGCCGTTCCACATTTTGCGGCATTCACTGCGCTTGTAATTAAACCCAGTGAAGTCGCATCTAACTAGATAATCGCTAGACATCTGATTGCGTCACGTTAAGCGATACTGTGGCACCAGTGGTAAATGAATTCACTTTTAGTCGCAGAAATCTAGGGGTTGCGTTAAAGGTAACCCACTTGCTAGCAGAAATTGCCGAACTACCAGCTGAATCAACTAACCACTGTGCCGTACCGCCGTTCTGTAAATCACTATTGCTAGACTCAAGGTCAAAATTAATAGTACCAGTAACGACAACTTGCACAGCGCCAACGCCATTGCGCCAATTCTGCGCAAACGGCAGCGTAACATTTCCGGTCGCCCAATCCGCCTCAACATAGGTTTTATTGCCCATATTAAGCCTCCTTGGTGATAACGCCGCGCTGTTGTGTTACATGCCAAGCTGTTACGCCAGTTGCACCAACGCCGGATGCGATAGTAACGTAATCCCCTTTTCGCATTGTTGCGGTTGCCATAATCAAATCTTTGTTCACTACGGCACTACCAACAGCGGCAACGCCATCAGCAGCAACGGGGCTTACTTGAATTTGACCACCAGCGCGATCACCAATGTAAACAAAAGTGTACACAAGGCCAACAGCAGTAGCGGGAAGGGTAAAAATAGAAGTGCCGCGAGTGACAACTTGAGCGCGACCAGTATCAGCTGCGGTTAAAGTTTTGTTGCCAGAAACATAATCAACGCGGTTTGAATCAATCGGTGCGCCGTCAAGGCCATTTAAAAAACGTGTAGCCATTTTGTTCTCTCCAATCTAAGAAGAAGAAAGGGGCTTTCGCCCCGATCAATTACGCACCATTTGAGCCGTAAATACCGCGAGGGTTGCTGTAACCAGTCACAAAGCGCATATACGCCTTGAAGCGGGTAACATCGTTCAAGAAAGCTTTATCTTGATCGAACTCAAGCGGCACACGATCATAATACTGTAGGCCGTCATCAGCATCGGTGATGATAAACCAAGCGCGAGTATTGGCGGTTAGATAGGGCGTTAATACCACGCTATCGAAGGTGCCGTTTACTACGTTCTTGGCGTTCTCAGCAGTGTTGCTTTGCAGGCTAGAGTTGAGTACACGATCAAATTCAAACTTTTGATCTGTGTGGCCAACCAACTTTTTAGGCATAAGCATCATGGGTAAGCCGCGGTCATCGGTGGCGCGCATGATTAGCTTCAACTGATCTTCAAGCGCCGCTTGGGAGAAATCAGCATCAATAGCCATGCGGTTACTGTAAGTGCCGCCGGATGGGCCGTTAATGTGCGCAGTAGAGCACATTGCCAAACCATCAAGGCCGGACTGAGCCGAGGCAGTGGTGAACGCAGTGTTCAGAAGAACGTGTGAGCGTACCTCTTTGGTCACATTCATAGAGCGCGCCAACATGCGGGCACCCTTTTTGAACATGCCGTAAAGGTTATCATCAAGAGCTTCGCGGCTTACTTGGAAGCCTTTACCGTATGGCACATGCACATATTTTGGCGCATATGACTGGCGGAAGGAATCCATGGTAATGTCATCGGCTTCGTTCTTAATGCCAGCAAGACCCATGCCCTCAACCTGCAAATCTACCTCGTAGGCTTTGCTTGACTTGCCTACTTTGTAAATCTGCGAGTACATCGGCTTGAATTCAGCAGTAGTGCTGTTAAAAACCTTTTTGACGCCTTCCTGTAACGCGCGTGGGATTGTCCCAGCTGTCATAGTTCCGCTCATGTTACACCCCCGCTGCGCCGCTAACAGCGGTCGAATTATTTACACGAACAACACAGCGAGAGCCTAAAACGCCATCGCTACCTGTGACCAATTTCAACACTCGGAATGGCAGGGTTGCAGTTACTGCGCGTCCTGTGAAATTCACGGTCATGTTTGAAATGGTCAAGCCTCCAGTGGTAGTAGCTGCAGTAGCAACTAAGTCCACGTTAAGCCCTACATCAGCGATAGTTAACGGGCCGTTAGACACATCAACTTCATACTCTGCATGGGGATCAACAACAACGCGAACAGTGCCAGCGGTAGACGCGGGCAGCTTAATATCACTGAGGGCTTCAGTGGTAAAATCGGGGACAATCGAGGAAACGACACCAGTAACAGACTGAGCAGCGGTCGCCACGTCAATCTCTTGGTCGCCTGCAGCATTAGCGGTGCTGGTAATACGAACTACATCGCCTACAGAAATTAAACTTGCGTGGGCAGCAGCTACACCAAAGGTGCGGAGCTTTCCACATGTATTGTCCGACAGGGAGCCGGTATATTTGAATCCACCAGGCATGGTGAACCTCCGTTAAAAAATGATTAATGAATTTAAAATCTCATCTTTCAAATTCCAGCGGAGGCCCGCTGCCTGAAATGTTGAGCTAACTCGAAAAAGGGTCAGATGTGACCTTAATTTTGTTGCTTTCGCCATTTGGCGTGTAGCTTTCTACACCGTCACCTAGTGGTTTATCGGCATCTTCTCCAATGCTAGCACGGTATCGCTTCATTTGCAAATCGGCGTCTTGGTCGTGATGCTCTTTCATTTTAGCCATCAATACCATTTTGCGACTGCCTGAACTGCGGGTGATGTTTACTCCACGACTATCCTGCACAAAGCCCCACCACCCAGCCAATGCGCGGTCAATCTCGCCTCGCTCGCCATCTTGGAACCAGTGGCCTACCATATCCGCTGGGATGGTGCCCTCAGGTACGGATAGATTAAATTCACTGTCTTGACTGCCTGAGCGCGCGCGTGTGCGGTCACCAAACGCTACCGATCCGCCAGTCTTAAGCCGAACAATGTCTGCTTCTTTGGTGGTGGTGGTTGCTGTTGATCTCTCTCTGTTATTGCTCATTTTACAAACCCTTTTTTGAATCAGATATGATTTTTAGAAATTCAGCTTTGGTGGTGGTATCAGACCATAGCTCGTCATAAATTGCTTTATCTTGACTACTTAGGCTATCCCAAGACATATTCGACTGGCTTTTCTGTACGTTGGTGCCGCGAGGTGAGTCAACAATAGAGCGCGGTGCCTTCTTGGCTGCCTCTGGCGTTACGCGCGACTCTTGCGCAATCATCTTATCCACTGCCCGCAATGCGCCAGCGATGGTTTTACCGTCCTCCAGTGCCTCGGCGTACGCCTTGTTCACCTTAGCGTTTAGCGGGTGATCGGCTGTTAGCCATTGGTTTTCCGCGTTCCACTCAGTAACCTCAGGCGGAATGCCCTGCACTTGCTGCGGCGCAGGCTTCGATATAGTGTCGAGGTCGTCAAGGTCTTTTAGCTCTTTATCCAGCCGCTTAACTTCGCCCTTGTCTGCTACATCAATAGCTTCATCGCGCTTGCTTTCCAGCTCTCGGCGAAGTCGATCAACCTGCGCTTGTTGGAAGGTGTTGACGTTCTTCAGGCGATCTTCAAACTCTTTTTCTTGCTGCTTAAGCTTTTGGCTTAGTCGCTGAGTAACATTGATACGCTCGGTGCGCTCGGCGAACACTTCAGGCGGAACCCACTTAGATGGGTCGCGGCCAGACTCAACCCAGGCATCTTTATCAATGTACATCTTTTCAGCAGGTGAGCGCTTTTCAGGTTCTGGCTCTGGCTTTTCCTCGGCCACTTCTGGCTCTGGCTCATCCGGTTTGAATTCTTCGGGGAAGTCGTCGGTATATTCTTCGTCTTGCAGTTCTGCATTGTCGCTCATAGTGGATTCACTCTTGATTGTTAGTAACTTGCTTTGGTTAGTTCAACTTCGCCTTCAATGACGCCTTTCACTGTCATGTCGGGAATATAGCGGTAGTTCTCATACCCCTTCAGCTTGATAGTCTGCCCTTCGAATCGGGCATACTGAACGGTAACGCCCATATCAACACCCCATAACTGCGCTGGCGTCATTTTGTATTGCTCTGAGCCTGTAGGGTACGACTCTGGGTTGCAGCCATTAACGCCAACAAAAGCAACAGGGCCAATGCCGCGCACCACGCCGATCTCGGTAGCTGATTGCTCCTTTCCTGTGTCGCCAAGGATAATGCCGCCAACAGACACATTCTTAACCTCAACCATTTCAATCAACAAATAATGGCCCGCTGGTTTAATTTTTAACTCACTCATTTTCTAGCTCCACTGGTTTCCATTCTGAAATCTGTTCATAAATACCTACTACTGCAGACCGCAACCCGTCTAGCTTGGTGGTTGTGTCTTCATATGCATAAAGCGCCAATAAGTCGAGTTCAATCATTAGGCGCTGCGTGCACTCATTCTCCCGCCATAGCTGATAGCTGTCTCCGCTAATCGGTATCGCTCTCGCTTCCCGCTCCTTTAGCTCAATTACTTTCTTCAGTGGATTCATTCATCTTTTCCGCAATCGCGGCCTCTTGTTTGGTTAATTCGTTGCTTGCTGCTGTGTACATGTCGATCTTGTTGGTGACTTGCTCGGTCTCCGCCTTCTCCAGTGAGAATATGGTGTCAGCGCGCAGCTTCTCAACTTCAGCCAAAATCTTATTGATTTTGGCTAAGGTCTCTTGTGCTTTAATCTCTGCCTCGCGGTCTTTGCGCTCCTCTGCTGCTTTGAGTAAGTCGGTTTGTAATTGGATTGCCTGCGCCTGCTGCTGCTGGGCCTCCATTGTGACCTTCTGCATCTGGGCCATTTGATCCATTTGCGCTTTTTCTTCTGGGGTCATCTCTGACTCGTTGGGGAATATTTCATCAGTATTTTCCGAGCCAATGCGGGCGTAGTAATTTTTGATGATTGGCACAGCATTACCGCCAGCCTGTATCACATAGGGCACATTCTCCATCTCGGCCTGTGCCAGCATCATGCGCTGTGACCTGCTCGACATTTCTGGGTTAGCACTACATGCGATTGCTAGCCCGTCAGTGTTGAAATCTTCAGCGAATACCGCCTCTTCATCACCTACAACCTCTTTGTATTCATCGTCATCGGTGTAGTCACGGTTTAGCTTGTAGATGATATTGAACTCACAGCCCATAGAGTCCGCAATCATGGCGTTGTGTGCTGTCTGCTGCACCAATGACTCTTGAATCATCGCCAATGCTGTGGTTGGAGCGGTGTTGGCCTGTAGCTGGCCGCCCACATCAACATTGGTAAAAAATCCACGCGCTGACATTTCGAGCTTTTCGTTTAATGCGTACAGTGTTTGGCTTGGCTCACTGTATGGCATGCGGAACACGGACTGCTGAAGCACCTCTGGCGCGCATTCGGTCTGCATGAACTCGCCCATTTTGATGGCGAAGTTGCCAGGCTTCTTCTTGAAGTTTTTAGCGATAAATCCAGATTGATTGTTGACTAGCGTGCCCGCGTTAAGCAGATCGTTTGTTGTCTTGTTGACGCCCAGCGTTGTGGAGCCAATAAGGTGGTAATAACCAACATCTAAGAATGAGCCATCAAGACTAGGAATTAGGCCGTACTTTGTGAGGATTGGCACAGGCTCAACGCGAACCAATTCAAACTCGCTCAGGTCGTCTGGGTCGGCGTACTCGTTAGACGTATTGTACTCGGCGTTAATCTTATCGATGCGCGCCGCTGCTTTCTTCTGAGCGTCTAGCAGTGACATTGGGCGGTAGCTTTCGCTTGTTACGATTAGTGAGTCTTCGTCATAGCGGGCCACGATGCGCAATACCTTACCTGAAGTCACATGTAGCGTAACAATATAAGGCTCCTCTATGCCGTCATCATCCAAATCGGCCCAGCAGCACTGCTCATAAAATCTGTCTGGATTATCATCAGTCGCCTCAACTTCGGCGTTCTCGTTACTACCTTCTTCGTTAGTCTGTGCTTCCTTGAATAAATCAACATCAAGCCAAATGCCTTGCGCAACCCGAGCGTCATACTCAGACTTAGTGAACGCCATGATATGAGTGAATGAGCGGCATGTGTCTAGGTCGGTTGTGCGCTGATTAACAATGAAGTCGGGATATTGAACGACACGCGACACACAGCGCCCAGAAGTTTTATCGAAAAAGGTTTTCTTGAACAAGCAACCAAAGCTTGGGAGCGTGTACATTAGGCGCTTCTGTTCGCCCCTCCATTCTCGCATCTTGTTATTGATCTGCCAGTTCATGTGCTCAGATACGCGGTCTGCACGCTCATTGCGATTGCGCAGCTCTTTCTTTTTATCCTTGATGCCCTGCTCGTCTTCAGCGGTTTTCTGTGTTAGCTCTTGAAGTAATGACTGAGCTTTTTGGTCCGGTTGCTCGCCCGACTCCTGAAGCTGCTGGAGCATTCCCTGTATTTTCTCTATCTCTTTTTTTCGAGCATTAATATCTGACAGCTTACGGTCAATGCTATTTTTGATCGTCTTAGCGCCAATGATCGAAGCCTTAACTAGATTGGGGTCGCGCATTAACTCTACTGCAGCGCGGTTGCCGAATTGGTTGGCAGCCTCTACTAGCAACGTAGATTTATAGTTAGCAGCATTGGGCCACGGGTCTGATCTGCCCTCAAATTCAGGCTTGCACAACTCTTGCCCGTGCTTTACTGCATCCATCCAGCCTTTCATAGACTCGCTATCAATATCTGCGCGCTCAATAACCTCGCGTGAGATTATGTGAAGACGTTCATCGCTTAGGTCTGCGGCGATATTGCTAGAGCCGATGTATTCAATTAGTTTGTTTAAGCTCATAGCTTGTGCCTCTTCATTTCCTGCTTAAATACTTCTGATGTTCCGCGCTGAAGCTCGGCCTTAATATGTTCAGGCGCACTCATTGACGGACACTCGAATGGCGAGCCGCCCGCATCCCTGTGCGCCTGAATTTCTGCAATAAGCGATAGCATTTCTTCTCTTAAATTCATTTCTTATACCCAAGGATATACTCAATTCTTGCGGAAAATTGATAATAAGTTGTTATTATGTTATCACCGGAGTACACGAACCGAATAAAAACATATGCTGGCTCTCTGTAGAATTCCAGATCACTTAACTGGTTAAGCGCATCATCCTCAGCATCAGATATTGTACTGCGCTCAGCTTTCACCATCCTACTCAATATTGCGCATTCTTCCTTGATCATTTCCTCTAGGCCAAATCGGCCTATAAAATCTTTGTCATAAATTGGAGAAACTATTTTCGCACCAGGAAAGTGCCTTGTAATCTCACCGATAATTCTATCGTAAAAACTTGTCATGCCCAGCCTCCGGTGGTGGGTTTTTCGCCGTAGTCTTCATAGTCATAGTCGTATTCGAATATGTCAACGTCTGTTTGTAGCATCATCACTGCGTCTGCCATGTTTGGTGACTTGATGCCCAGCTTCTTCATCTCAGGCTTGCTTAATATCTGTATACGCCCGCTTGCGTTGTTGTGCTTGCGGGGAATACGGCATAGCTCTGCCCTTAATCCTGTTAGCTCACTAATGCCCGAACTAAAACTAATCAGCTGATCGTGTGGGAACATTTTACCCTTTTCGACAGCTAAATAAGTTTTGAACATTCTATCACGCAAACGCCAATAAGACTGTGCACGCAGGTTGGTGAACATACCACCATTTGTTCGGCCTGTTTCAATGTCAAAGAACCCTTCGCCCTCTATGCCGTCATAGACCTCATTGGGGTGCTGCGCTGTTGAGCCTCCGTGAAAAGGTACGATCTTAATCTTCTTACCCTTCAATCCTTCCATGATCTGCCTGCGCAGCGATAGCCCTATGCCGTCACTATCCCACATAAACACATCAGGCTTGAGCTTGGTCGTGTGCCCTAGCGCCCAATCGGTAGCATCGTTAACATCACCAGCGGTTGAGCTTGTCACACCAAGGATCACTGAGCCATGACTAAACGCCATCGCCTTAGCATCGCCAGAGTCAGCAGGATCATATGCGATCTTCTCTTGGCCCTGCGCACTAAATCCTAGCTTAACGTGAGCATCCACACACGCATCGAACCACTCCGCCATGATGATGCTGTTATCTACTGTATCCAAGAAAGCTCCCATCCAAATGTGATCGTACACAGCGCGCGGCTTGTTCTCTAAATCGAATTGCCTCTCACCCTCTAACCCTGAATCCGCAAACCACGGGTTGTCCATGTAATCCATTTTGATGACCGTGTGCAGGTCATCCTCATAGAACCCATCACGGTTAAGATGATCAAGGAACGGCACTATGAACCTTTGGCTGAACGGGTCTTCACTTGAGTTCGGGTTGGCGACAAAGAAGATCTGAACGCCCGCTAACGAATCCTCATTGTCTACTAGCGCCCCTGGTAGTCCTGCCTTTGCTTTGTTGCGCGCCGTGGGGGTTAGATTGGTTATTGACGCCTCACTTAGTGTCGCCGACTCTTCACAAAAGAACCGGCGAAAGCCGGCAGCAGACTTAATGCTTGCGGGGTTTCTTGCCAGCCCCAAATACTTAAACTCGCCACCAGCGTTATGCCTGATAACTGTATCCAGTACCGTGAACCCTTCAAGCGCGCACCGCTCTATTTCATCTTTGTTCAGCGCGTGTACTGACTCGCCGATTGAGCTTTGGAATTCGCGCAGACAATAAACCTTGTCTGACTGATCCATCACCCCGGCTAGAGTGATATCTACCACTCCCACAGATTTCATTGACCCACGCCCACCAACCACAACAACAAAACGCTTTTTGCTTGTTACTGCGCGCTCTAATTTCTCAGCAGTGTAAAACGTAACAGGCTTGTCTTTGCTTACCTCTACCCACTCACCGTCGATACATTCGATTGAACGCAGGTGCGTGCCATCAGGATGCACAATACCAAATACACTAGAGTGCCTAGAGCCTGTGATCTGGCCTATGCGCTGCTCTACGGACTCGATGGCTGGTAGGGTTAGGCGTTTGCGCAATCGCTATTTTCTCTCCGCTATGACATATTCATCAGAATCAAACGCTATCACCTTAGATTCTTTACTAGACCGAACGTCAGACAGCAAGCATAAGAAGCTATAAATATATGACGTGCACCTCATTACATCTTCGCCAAAAAAATCTATTAACTTCTCCTCGGTCAGATCACACCTGCCAACAACTCAAGAATTCTATCGTCAGGAACTGGCAATCCCCTGCAGTCTTTGTATTGATATTTAAGCATCACTTATTCTCCAATAATTTCTCGATAGCTTCTAAACGCTTAGCTAGCTCTGTGACTTCTTCAATGCCTAATGATTTGCTTATCGCTTCAATGAGTATTGATCCAACGTCAGGGGGGATTGTGCCATCAGTGATGCAGTCGAGAACTTTATTCGCCTTTTCAGAAGGGGTGCCGTCTTTTGGCCAACCTTCGATAGTGATTACATCGTGGGTTTGCTTTGGCGTTGGGTTGTATCGCTTTAGTAGTTCAGTCAGAAAAACGCCGCCATCAGTTATGGCCCGCTCAACTAAAAGATCAATAAACCCGTCCTCAGTCATGCCCTGACGCTCTAATGATGCGATCAACTTAGTTTTGAATGACTGCCCGCGCCCAGGCCTATCCCCGGGCTGGTTCACTGAGTCGAATGATGTTTTACTTTTTGCCATGATAGCCCGTTATAAGCCCGTTATTTACGACATTCTAGCACGATTTCAGACATAAAAAAGCCCCGCATAAGCGAGGCAAGGGGTTATCGGTCAGATGATTTGTATATTTCGCCAAATGACACAACATCGAGAATAATACTACATCGCCGCTCTTGCCTCTTATGTGTTGTTACTACTGGGTTGCTGCGCAAGGTCTGGTATCTGTGTTCATCATGACTTGGGGCCCCATCAAATGTTGCGGATATAAAAACCTTATCATCTGGGAATGTATTGTTTATAAAATCAATAAATTCCTGTTTTGTCATGTCTTTCATAATATTACTCCAAAAAGTCCCGAGTTATTCGGGCGAGGGGGTTATTGTTTATCTCTATGCGCTAGGCGCGGTTAGATTAGTAATCCTCAAAGCCAACTTTTGGCTTTAATCCAATTTCTTTTGCTGACTCACTAATGTTGTAGTGTACGGGCCGCATTTCCTCTAATAGCCTTGCTGTTTTTGGTAGTTTTTCTAGCTCAGTAATTAGCTGTCCAACAGTTTTACAAAGTTTAAATTCTGGTTTAGATCCACCCATACAATCCCCTCCGCCCATAGGGCAATTAGTTAAATTTAAGCGACAATATATTATATGCGCTCAATTAATTTCTGCAGCTTAACGTCTTCAAACTCTCTTTCTGCGATATCAGGATAGTGGAATATTTTATGCTTCCCTGAATTGGTTCTTACAATACTGCCGTCATCAAGCTCAACGGTTTTTCCGGATCGGCTTATTCGCCTAACAAAAACCGGATAAAGGTCGATATTTATCAAGTCAAGAAAGAACATGTTGCCGCTATACCTGTTCTGTAATTCCATACCTACCTCGCGTAATTGTCCGGCCAATCAAAACTTGGCTTGATCGGCGCCTTTGGTGATTGATTCCACAGTTTAACGCTGGTTGGGGCCTGGTTGGCGCTTTCCATTATCTGCTCGGCCCATTGGTTGTTTGCTGGCTTGCTCTCCCTCAATAGCTTGAGGATTCTCTCTTGCATGTGCACTTTTAATCTCTCTCGAATACGTGAAAAACATACTTGCCACCCTGCAGCATTACCGTCCCTCGGTAAGCTGAGCTTTCGGCCTCAAACTCCTGACCAGTCCCAACAATAAAAAATGACCTTGCAGAATTTTCCTTCATGTCGCAATGCGTAACCCACATGCAGATTTCCTCATTCTGATTTTCTACATGCAAGACCCGAGCGGCTGTATTCATCATAATTACAGATATGTCATTTTTTAATATGTGCTTATAAACCTTCATATTACTACCCTTTGTTGCTGCGCCCCGTATGGGCTTTTGCTTGTTTCTATTTTTTAATAATACATACCGCGCATAACACAACGAAAAACAAATCTGCAAAAAATGCCATTATATTTCCGCTCATTATGGCCACCATTGCCGCCATAATGAATATTATTGCAACAGCATGAATTAAACTACTCACCAACAACACCAATTGATTCTGCATCGCAAACTTCCAAAACGATACCGCTTGCATGCTCGTAGCGTGCGCTAACACTTGATCCAACAGGATAAACTCCAGCGTCAATCGAAGTTACTACTTCGCCAGTCTCAGCCCATAAAATTACCGCCTTACCATCTGCGTTTAAACGGTAGAACATTTCGTTAGTTGAGTTAGTCATCTTAATCACCTTCGCTTTGTGGGCCTGCTTTATTGCCTGCTCCATGTGATTAAATATACGCGTATTATGCGTAGTGTGTTATCGGCTTTACACTTCTTTACCGATGCGGAAATATACGGCCCGACCATTAAAACTCCAAAAATCTCTATAACTTATTGATTTTATTTATTTTGGTTTTGTGAAAATGCGGCCCTCGCCGTATATTCCGCTGTTATGTGTTTAGGTCGTGGTATGCATCTAACGCAAGCCACATCCCCTGCAACACATTATAAGGAACGCCAGCGCATTCATCTTTGCTGGCAACCAAATCCAAAGCCTCAACCATTCTTCCTGTACTTTTGTAAGCGTCAAGCATCAAGTAAGCCGCACTTTCAATCGGTGTTCTTTCCATTTTTAAATCCTCGCAAGCACAGTTGCACATAACCAATCAATATTACGGACAGAAATAGAGTCGTCCAATTTTCTACTACCTACAGCCGCCGCAAATCTCAACGTTACATTCATTCGGTTTGTTGCTTTGGTCTATTTGGAAAATACCAATCGCGGTTATCAAATCCGCACTCTGTGCATTCCCACCCAGTGTCTGTTGCGCCACCGCACTTAATGCACGGTTGCTCTTCATCGTCTAATTCTAAAACCGTATCATTTTCCAATTGCGAAACCTCCAAAATAAATGTAACAAGTCAATATTACGGACGGAATATAAATCTCCGCCCAGTTCGTTTACTCCCAGCCGCCGCAAATCTCAACGTTACTCGCTCGCCGAATTTTTTACCCGACTGCTAGGGACGGACGATTTCTGATTGCTGTCAAATACATGATTGCAGTCGATGCAGCGGAATGAGGTGCCTCCTCCGATTGTAGATAAGTAAAAACTATCACATTTTGGGCACCGTTTGTCTTTGTGTGCGCTCATTGCTTCTGCTCCTTTATCCGCTCGTTTTCGGATGTGTAATATTCTATTTGCTCTAAATACCACTGGCGGTCCCGCTTTACTATATCGCGCCCTGCGGCCTTCATTGCGCTAAATTCATCGACTCCGATCTCTTGCTTCAGCTTCTCGCAAAAGTCGTAGTGCATTCCTCCTAGGTTTATATTGCAGTAGTAGCATTGTGGCCGGACCGCCCTTTCATCAAAGTACATATTCTTATACACCGCCTTTGATAGACAGTGCCCGCCTTGGCAATTAGTGGTTCCTATTTCAAGTGGCTTATCGCATGTGTAGCACTGGCACCACCGCCCATCGTCGCTATGGACAAGCTTTTGGTGAAGGCTAAATATGGGCCATAGCTGTTTTTTTAGCTGGGCAGCCGTCTTTACTTTTGGCTTTGGTTTCTTGGGCTTTTTTATCAGCTTCACGTTTTGCGCATCATCCAAAGTACACGCAGCAGACCCGCAAAACTTTTCCACCTTCAGCCCCATTCGCTTTGGCGTGAATGGATCACGACAGTATGGGCACCGCTTCAGCTTTATTAGCTTATTCATGTCCAAAATTCCGACTTTGTTAGCTTAATACTTGGGTTCATTATCGTTATTGCATAATCAACACAAACTAGCCTTCCCTCATAGATTCCAAAATTGCTAATTTTTCGATCCGTTAAAAATTCAGGAATCTTTGCGGGCAGCTTATAATTCTTTGGCACCGGATCACATCGCTTCTGCAGAAGAATCATTCCATCTGGCGATAGCATCACACACGGAGCTAGCCACACCGCCACATCCTTATACTCGCTATTGGCTGCCCAAAAATTATCTTCAAAAACATTGGCAAAGTTTCGCTCATTATCGCCGCGCTCTACTTTTACCACCAAATCCTCTCTAATTTTGCATTCAAAAACTTCTCGATGAATTCCGCACCCTATTTTTTCACCGCAAAATAAATTTAACGCGTCTTCAAACTTTTCACTCAATCCCATCACACCATACCCCGCTTTGCGTCAAAATATCCTGCTGACCAGGCGCACATATTCATCATGTCAGCCGGCCCCAGTGGGTTTACGTCCGGTTCACCGAGATTGAATGCTGCAAGGCCTTTTGCATACCAGTATTTTTGATTAGCTGTCATTGGTTCGCCTCTTTGTAGCTACTGTATGCATCTAGCGCCCTTTCTGACCACTTAACGCCCATGTTGCTGCCGAACGCATAAGCTATCTCTATAAGATCGCTTAATTCCTGCTTGCTGGCCTTGCTCGTGCTTGCGTTCAGCACACAAAACCCGCTACCGCTAATACTTGGAACTATTGTTTGTGGCTTCCATTCGTTAGTAAGCAGAATCTTCCAATCATCCTTGCTCATTTTGTTGCCATGCCAATCTAGCTGTTCTGCTATATCAGTATAGATTGCCCATTGCTTGCTGTTTTGTGGAAGGCTCCTAGCCGCCTCGTAGCGTCGAATGATTATCTCAATTGCACCGCCAGTAATACCAATCATTATCAGCTTATAGGCCCAATCTAAGGTTGCCTTAATACTAACAACCCCATCTATTACCCTGCTGTGTTCTTTAGCCATTAATCACTCTCCACGCTGTCTTTGTCGAACCCATCGCCGCGCACCCAGTTTTCATAGTGCCGCGCCATGTGGTTATCACTGTATGATAAATGGAATCGGTTGCTTTCCATGTGCTTTTTCGCCTCACAATATGGCACAAACTGAAAAAAAACACATATGTACTGCGTTTCAAATATATCTCGCTGGCTTATTCCATCTATCATCTTAAAACTCACTCATTGTTGATAATCGAATTTCTCTATCGCATACCGTCCAATTTAATACCATGAACGCCCAGTGACGCGCCTTGCCCTTTCTGGTGTAGATTTCAGTCATTATTAATACCCTGCTTTGGGGCTGATGATAGCAGTGCTTTAAACTTCGAGTATGTGTAGCTGCTGCGGACCTCGCCGCGCTCACAGCGATTAACGAACTCCTGCATGGCTTCTCGCCACTCATTAAGCACCTTCTCGACATCGCCATTACCGCCGTTTAGCTTTGCGAGTAGGGATTCACCTTCTTCGTACAGCCAATCTTCAATTGTTATGCTATGCGGCACAGCTGCATAGCTGGCAACAATCTCCCGCGCATCCTGCTCGGTTATGCGGGGGGATTGCTGCGCTGGCACTGGGGCTGAGTAGAGTGCATCATCCGGCTTAAGGCTTAGTGAATCTTTGTAATACAAAAACGGCTCCAAGTCCTGCTTAATAAATCCTACAGGCTCCTGCGCCTTCAGCCCATCAAGCTCGGCCTTAAGCGCCGTAATTTCATCCGCAAGATGGTGATTGGCTTCGCGCAATTTTTCTGCGTCTGCTGGTGTGCATCCCTCTGGAAGCTGCATAAGAACCGTGCGCTCAATTTCTCTTGCAAATTTATTTCTTATCTGTGACGCGGTAGTCTGCCCCTTAACCGAATCAATCTGAATCTGTCTAATTTCTTCATCACTTAACATTTCACACCTCGCTTGATTTTTTACATGGTATCGAATACCCGGGTGATTGGGGGATTCTTTGCAGTTCTTTACACTTTCCCTCCCCACTGGTGCGCCATAGCTTTTGCGATGCCCAAGTAAGTGGTTGAACGGATCTTCCAGCGGTCTTTTGAAGGGGGCAGCTTATTCTGACCGCTATCGGTTTGATTGCCCCATCGCTTCAATGGGATTTTAGACCCATTGAAAATAATCCTAGGCTCTATAATTTCAGTTGGGGCTAGCTGAGGCAGGCCCTTCAGCCATAGACATGTTTTTTTGCTGGCATCCTCGCCAAATTGCCACGGGTTTATCGTCTGGTCTGGTTTTCTTATTCTGCTACTAATAACGCTAACTGGGTTTTCAATAGCTATCCTGGGTATATCCGCCTCCATTAGCAGCCTAACAAAATCTAGCGCTTCCTCTGTTAGTTTTGGATCACGCAAGCCTCGTGCAGTCCAGTGCATCCCGCTAACACTCAGGTATGTGCACGGCGGATGGGCAATCATCAAATCAAACCCATAATCTAAAATATCTATAACATCGCCTTTGTGGTGCGGCCCTGGCGAATCGCTAGACAATAAATCACAACTAATTGCATCATGGCCTAGTGCGATAAACGCATCACGAACGCGCCCAGAATACTCACACGCAACCAATACTTTTAACTTTTTCATCCGCTCACCCTCATGTATTCGGCCCGCTCACAGGCTCTTTTTGCGCGACCAGAATCTTTAGTCATACGCTCGTTTACTATCCAGCCACCGCGCTCGGGGTCGTACTTAATTACCGACTCTCCAACTTTCATATCCAGATAGTGGGCGCTTGGGGCGTTATCGGCCATCCATTGACCCTTGAATTGCACCATCAGGGCCAGCGTCTTAGCGGCGCCCCTGTAGGCTCCCCCATGCCAAAATTGGAATGAGTCGTTTTCTTGCTTTGCCCTAATACCTCGGTAAAAATTAGGGCTTGACTTCAGCTCTCGATAGTCAAAATCAAACTGTGCGAGCCTTGTTTTGTCTTTCCTACATTGCGGCTTCATTCTGCCCACCCTCGGTCGTTGTCGTTATAGTCGTAGCCGCGATAAAGCTTTATGCGGTGCTTGTCGAGCTTTGCCAATACCCAAATTAGGCACATGTCGAGCTTTGCTAGTATCCAGTTAATCATTTTATAGCCCCTATCACATCATTACTTTGTCTATTTTTCTTTGCTCTGATTTTTTCTTCATGTAGGAATCATATGCTGAGCTTTTTGTTGGGCTAAATCCTATCCCCTTGCACCAAAAATCATTCCTAAGAATTGTTTTACATATTTTCCTCCATGATGGCACCTTCCCCTTGCTCTCAAGCTTAACTTCAACCTTGTCCGGTATCCCTCTTTCATAGCCCCTCTTTGACCACCAAGTTAGGTAAACGTATATCTTATTCTTATAGTGCTCTGCTGTTTTTGGCGGCATAGTTCCAAGCAGATGCTTTGAAAAAGATTCATATGTATGTCCGGACGGCAGCGATATAGAGTGGTTCCCCATGACCGCACCCTTCTCTGTAGAGTATATGGCGCCAGTGTTGGCTCCTGCAACTCGAAGCGCTAACTTCGCCCACATTTCAGGCTCGCATACCTGGTAAAGCCATAGACCTTTCCTTGCCTCATCACCAAATGGCTCGCATATCCGCATTTGTGATATTTTCATGCCCGCCTGCATCATAAAGTCATAGAGTTTGTTATATTCTTTTTCAAACTTACCTAGATAAGTCCAAATATCAGAAGTTTTCCAATCATATATTGGATATACATTCCAAGAAGAATCAATTACATTTGTCGTCCATGGCTTCCCGTTAAACATTGGCTTATCTCTCGCTATCGTCCTATATCTGTTAAGCGACTCATCAGACCTTATCCCAACAAATTGAGCGCACAAATCTCCAGCGCCATACCACTTCGCAAAGCATGGAACGAACTCCTCAAAAGGCATCCCATAAAAATAGAAGTCAAAAAAATCAGGGTCTGTTATTGAGTGCCTGCTAGGCTCCCTAACCCATAAATCTTTCTTTTTTTCATCCCACGCAGTCCATTCTGGCTCAAACTGACTGGTTGCATTCCAAGTTTTCATTGGCAATGAAACCCAGTACGGTTTAATGTGGTCACTATATTTATCAAACATAGCCTCACAGAAATCTATTGTCATTCTCATCTGGCACTCCCAATCAATAAAAAGGACGCCAACCTTTACTCCTCGCCTTATGGCCTCATCCATGACCAAATGAAGCATTACCGCAGAATCCTTGCCGCCAGAAAAAGAAACGCATATTTTCTCGAAATTATCGAAGGTGTACTTAATTCTTTCCTTGGCGGACGTTAAAACATCCACCCCAATATATTTTTTAGGCATATTTATTCTCCAGGTACAACTCCTTCCATTTCTTAATATGACGTTTTGCGGCGGCATTTGCGACAGCCATTTGATCTTCGGACAACAGCCCCCATGCAGACTTTGTTATTTCCTCTCCAGCCCCGCACCCAAGCGCTGCCGCCGCCTGCCCAAGCCATGCAACTTGATTTATAGATGCATTTGTAAAATTTGACTCACATGAATTTGGCCATGACGATATGACAGCTCCCATACAATTATCGAACATATCTATATCCCGCATAAATTCTGAACACTTTGACACCATATTCTTTTTGTCAACACAAAGACTAGACGACCACATCGCACTACTAAATTCCTCGCACTTTGAAAAGTGGTGAAAAACCCTAGTTATTCTCATTGATTTCCTCCCCTACAAAAATATCATTACCCATGTCATCAAATGATTCCGCCTCCCACGATTCACTAAAATCAGAATCCTTAAACGCGAAAGCAAGCCCCTTAACCTGCTGCAAACGAAGAACCTCATCAGGCTCCATTCCAAGCTCTTTTGCTATCTTTTCGTCACTCCAGAATCGGCGCTTTAGCTCAACAACAATTTCAGACATTGCTGCAACGCTATGCTTTCCTCTTGCTCTGTTGTGCCTGATTGTGGCCGCCATACGGTCGTTTCTGTCATGCCTGTCGGTAGACAAAGAAACAACAGGAAGATAACCCATAACCATTGCCTGTACTATTTCAGACTCCTTTCCTACCCTATGGCGATGGAATCCATCAACAACTTCATATCCATTATTTGGCCATGTTACAATTGGCTGCGTGTAGCCATCAGCCTCAATTGATCGCTCCAAAAGCTTCATTTCTGGTGGAGCCACACTGTTAGGGTTGTAGTCATTAGCATGCACACTTTCATTTTTAACCCACTCAACAAAATCAACAGGACATGATTTGAATGGGCTTAGCTCATGAATCCTCTTTCTTATTAAATTTATTGCCTCAACCCTCTCCCCAAACTCTAGCTCAGATATAAAGTCTAATCTTTTAATAATTTCACTAATCATCGCGAAAACCCCTTGGCCTTAGTTTTTAACTTTTTTAGTTTTGCTTACTTTTTAGATGTTTTGTTTTTATTTACACTTATTTACATTCTACTAATCCTCTCAAGTCGTTTTAAGTCGTCAAGCTCTGCCTGTGTGGGCGCGGCGGTCTTTGGTTTATCGTCTAGCATTGCCAATAGGGCGCTAGTCTGGCTAATTCCTTGCTGGTAGCGTTTTGTCTTGTATTCTGGTGGCTCAGGTAGGGCAACTGGCAAAACCTTGTGAGCACCAGCCTGTACGCCTTCCTCTCGCTTGATCTGCGCGGTGCCGTCACACACTCCAATTATTTTCGGGATTGTTAGGAATCGGTAGTCAGGGTGATTGGCCGCCATCAACTTTCGCAGTGCCACAAATCCAGAATCTATCTGCTCGTTGGTCATGTAGCGGATCTGGTTTGCATAGTCACGTTTTGTAATCCGCTCAACGTTTGCGTCTGGTATCGATTGGTCGTAAAACCGCTGGTCGGTCAATTTCATCTTTGCGAAAAAGTACGAAATTGTGTCTTTCTCGTAATCAGCTAATGGCAATTGCGGCTTCTGCTCAACTGGTGCGCGCGATACCGTGTAACCAATCAAGCCTTTTTTGTATTCAGTTTCCATCAAAAATCCCTCGCTTTCTCAATGTCAAAGGTGGTTGCGAATCGTTCGGATGATTTCTCAGCCGCTGTTTTGTATTGCTGCCCTGCGGGTTGTTTTGAGTTTTGCATCCACTGCAACTCAAAGCCTCGCCAGTTTCGAGTAACGCATTCTGCCAGGCACTGATCCACTGTGTAGCCAAATGTTGTCGCCTTGCGCAGCTCTGAGCTAAATCGATTAATCACGGTTTGGCTAACATTGGCCTTAAGCCGTTTTCTCATCGAGAGCCAGTCAGTCATTACTTGATCGCTTGGCATTGCTGGCCATCCAGAATAATCGAGCTCAACTATTTTTTTAGCAGGCTTGTCCTGCTGAGCCGTAGGCGCAATATCTTTTATATTCTTATCATTCTTATCATTCTTGTATGTGGCGGTTTGCTGGCTAGGTGCTGGTGACTTGCTGGCGGTTTGCTGGTCATCTGCTGGTGATTCTGTTTGGTACTCTTGCCAGTTAGTTATTGATATTATTGAGAATTTTGCCATTGATTTTATGGTTATCATTTTAAGGTTTTTCATCACATCAAGTGCAGCTCGCACCTTGTTCTCACTAACGCCAATTTCAGACGAAAACTTGACTCTACCGAACACTAATTGACCCGATGAAAGCTTAACTATCTGGCGCCCCACAACGAACTCAGACGCGCTATGCTGCGCCCTAAGCATCAAGTGAACCCATACAGCCAGATACTCAGGGTGCGCCGCTATGGCGCTATCCTTGGTGGCTCTGTGTAGCTTTATCCAGCCGCTCATGCAGTCACCCTAATTCGCATCTTCTTTGCGAATGAATATTTTTTACCACTATTGTTTTTAATCTTCTTGGTCATTTCTGAGGTTTTCAGGTGATCTGAAAATTGATACCAGTCACCAGAAAAATCCTCGCTTCTTGCCATCTTGAACAATGCGCGGCTCATCAAAAAATAAATATCCCGAAGTCCGGTTTTAAGCGAATAAAGTCCGCGCTTCTGTGCTCTCTGAGCAAAAATTATCAGCATCTGAGGGTTGCGCATTGCCTCCCTGTAAATCAGGGTCACATAGAGAGTTCGTGCGCGCCGAAGGTTTTTACCTTCAAGGGTGAATTTCTTTCTTGATTGCTCAAGCATGATTATTTGCCCACAATTTATCGATCCACTCAACGCCTTTTGGTTTGAATTTAGCTGTAATTTTGCTTATATTGTTCTTTTCCCACGTGATAACAATGAATCGCCCAGCGTCAATATGGGTTTGATATACCATCCACTCATCACCAAGCCTGTACATAATTCTTCTATTTTGAAGAAATAGGCGAAATTCAGGCTCTTTGGCCTTCAGCAGCTTGCACACTTGGCGAAAGCCTAGGTTTCCAGTGGATTCCACGTAACGCTCGACAAACTCAACCGCGGGCTTCTGGTGCTCGATTTGAGCGGCTTGCGATTGGATTACTTCTTGCTGATCCGCGGCAAGTCTTAGCGCCGCGGCGAATGATTGTGGGATTGCTTGATGGTTGCCTGACTCTAGCTCTTGCCAGCGGTCAACAAGTGCCGCGGTAAACTCAGGAGAAAGGCGGGCCACAAGGAAGATTGAATCGCGCTTGTTTAGGTTATACTCGGTGTAAGTATTCCCGCGGTGGATAAAATCTAACGGCTGAAGTTCAGCGGTTAAAAGTTGATCATTATCTAGCGATAGGATTACCGCGGTGACGTTCTTATGAAGCTTGCCAGTCATTTCGGCAATTTCGCGAGAAGACATAGTCAAAACGGTTTTATCTTGAAGAATTTGAAGCATAAAAAAGCCCTTAAAAGTTGACGGTGGTTAAGACCGGACGATACAGAGGGAGTCATAAACTCGTCTCGGTCGCGTCAACTTTTAAAGGCTCTTAACTCACTCTGTAAATAAAATCCTTCACCACAAAGGATACGACTATTGCCGCCCGAGCATTATAGCAGATACTCGGGGGCGGTCAAATGTCAAACGCCAACTATCTGCGCTATGAATTTGCATTTGATGTAATGGCCCTTGTTTTTGTGGCCGTCCGGTAGCGCCGCGTTACCGTCCATTGCCTCCTTTAGTGCCGCTTCCATTGCCTGATCGAGAATTTCTGACTTATTGCCACGGATCGCACACGTAAAGTGAAAGTCGAAAGTGTCCAGCTTCTCGCCGCGCTTCTCGGTTTCGTGCACGACTGTCATTTGCACGTCCCACGTGAACTCAGTTTTGGTGATCCACTGGCTACAGGTGCGCCACATCTCACCAGCAACCAGGCGCTGGGTTGGATTGGCATGACTTATACCGGTATCGGTGATGTCGCCATTTTCCGCGAAGGGGTCGCTATCGTCCCATTTTAGGATAAAACCCTTCATACCAAGCCGCGCCCGCTTGTTGTACTCGGCAATTTTCCGCTTATCATTGCAGCGCTTTTTACGGTTTATCATCTGCGCAGCCATCAAATTACAATCCCACGGTGCAGCTTCTCAGCCCGCGCCATTGCTGTGTCTTCGTCGTAAAACGGCTTTCCGCCAACGTCAACCCATGCGCCAATATCAGTATCGAAGTAGAGAGTTGCGCGCCCAAACGTAATTGGCGGTCGATCTGCATGCTTCGACTTAACCACGATTTTACGCACACGATGCTGACCTTTGCATAGCTCCGCAGGCACATCCATGAATCGATAATATCGCTTGTAAATTCGCTCCCAGTAGCTCAGCGGGAATGTCTGACCACGCGGTCTTAGCGCTGGCTTTGTTTCCATAGCGTGCCATTTTGAGACCGTACAGGAGGAAATCCCTTTTTTGTGCGCAAATTGCTTAACCGTCAATAATTCTTCCATAATGATCACCTTTTCGCTGTCCGGCGTGATTGCCTTCCATGTGTTAAATATACGCAAGGTGAATCGATAAAGCAAATCATATTTACACTTCTTAACACTAAACTTTAGGCAATAAAAATCCCGCGCAAGTCATAACTCTTGGCGGGCTAGTGCTGCGTATCTCGGGTAAGAAGTACAGCGGGATTAGTTTATCACCATGCACCGAACCATGCACCAGTGCCGTGAATTACAGCAACAGGAAAGAATATGGCACCAGCAATCAGGAATCCCAACGATGCAGCCTTTAAGCAAACTATAATATGGGTGATCCATGATGCAACAATCCAAATAACAATAAATAATCCAGTCCAAGCATTCATTTGTAAATCCTCATTTAGTTTTTATGGTGTTAATTTCCGGCATTGGCTGCCATCTAATGGGTGAGACTTCATGCTCATTTTCAAAATAGGTGTCACTGCATTTACCCTCAAACATTTCCGCGTTCAGCTCGGCATAGCACCACTTCCATGAGGCCTCATTCCACACGCCTACAACCGACCACGGCAGGCCAACATCTAAAATAATGGTGGTATTTTTTGGCGCTGTTTCCATTGGTTGCCATGCATCAATCACTGGCTGCGAGCGCTTGGCCATTAAGAAGCCAGTCCATAGGCTATCGACATTAAAATCAATGTACCCAAGTCCATTTTTCTTCTTTTCAAAGCTTGCATGTGGCGCTCGCGCATCAATTAATAAATGCTCAAACTGCTTTTGCCACTGTTCTATAGGCTCGCTCATTGTGATGGCTCCTTTAGTAGTCCGGCATCGTAAATCTTTGTGCATAAATTTATGTATGACTCTGCGCCTTTCGGGTTCCCGTAATGATCGACACAAATTCCAACCATTTCATCAATAGCCTTTTCGCGCTCGGATTTTAGGGGGCGGAATACCTCTCTAATCCCTTGATAAACATTATATGAATGATCCGCGTCAAAATGTATGAAGGCACAAACTGCATTTTGCTCGCTCGAATCTTTGTTCACTCTAAAATGTGCAATTATTTCAACCTTATCCCCCTGATTTATTTTCCCCCCCCAGGATAATTTAATATCCCGCTTTGTTTCTATTGCGCACTCAGTCCCCACGGGCGGCAGCTCTTTACGCTCAAACCATGAATTGTCTTGTGATTGCATGTCTTGCACCTCTTGTAGTTGATAATATTTGCCTGTGATTTTGTTGTAGTATGTGTCGCCAGCAGAAACAGGAGCCAATTCATCATTCAAGGTCGGGCATAGTCGTTTTTGACCAAGGTATCCCACATAGTTTGCGTCCACACGATCACGAGTAACCTCTACCCATTTCATTTTAGACATTGCTATTCTCCTTTGGCGGCCAGGTGTTTGGGCCTTTGTAGTTTGGCATCAATTCGACAGGAAACAAAAAACGACCATAATCTGCATTTGAACATCTATAGCCCACAGCCCAGTAGCTTTCCCCGCCAGATTCAATTACGTGAGTATGCTTGCGCATTAAGCTGGGCCGCCAATACACGGCATTAATAATCTCACCGCCGCTCAACCTCAGCCTGCACGGGTCGCCGCGCTTAAGGTTTAGGTTCATTTCCATTTTCTCCAATGCCCGCGCGAATATTTTATTTTCACATCAGCAACAAAAGATTCATCCCATAGCA